GTGATTTCTTAGGATGTCACAAATGGTAACGCTGTTTGTTGGGTCGACAGTGACCTACCATCACACTCTCACAGGCCCTAGAGAAATGAGAGCGCTATGAGCGCCACGCACGCCATGCCTGACCAGCATGATCCTTGTGAACCCTCAGACGGGATTACGTACATTGGTCAGTACCGCACTAACCGTCATGGGAAATCTGAGCTCAAGAAGCTCGCCAGGTGGAGTGGGATCGTAATCGACTACGATAGCTACCAGCTATTGAAGGAGAGGTTCGAACTCAATCCGGAAAGGGACAACAAAAGTGAGTGGTCCCCCATCCAACTCCTCACCGGACTTTCGCGATATACGAGCGAAGTTCCAGCCGCCCTCGTGGAACGTATCCATGAGATCGACTCTTGGGGAGACAAGTCCTCAACCATTCAACCCAACCAGACCCAACCGAGCAATGACCGACAGGGAACGCGCTCACTACGCAGTCCCGCCCCCTCCGGTGGAACCGTCAATCACCCCGGACTCGCTCGACCCGAACGAAGATTGGCTAGCAGACCAGTCGGAGATCGAGGGAGAGGCGTTGTTTCCAATTCAGGAAACGATGCGCAGCGTGGTCACTTTGCCCGTAACTGGGACCCCGCGTTTTATGACCGCGCAGTCTCTGCAGCGTTCCGTGCAGCGGGTGCAGGCGCGAGAAGGCTCTCACCTCTTGAGCCAGCTGAGGTGGTGGACGATTACCTCCATCTCGACAGCTATTCTGGCGCTCCTTACTTCACTGCAAATCGTAACATCCCCGGAGATCAGATTCTCCGTGATGCAGATGAAGTTCTCAGCGGTCGGCGTTCTATCCCTCCTTCTTTGGTGGGTAAGCGCGTTCAGCATGGGGTGGATAAGCCGAAGGGTCGTCTCGTATGGATGGCTCCGCTGGCTTCGACTGTTCTGGATTCGTGTCTCTCGAAACCCGTCTACCAGGGCCTATCGAGTCGCGACGTCTTCGCCTACGGAGCAAGCTACCGTGAGGTCGGGGCCACAACAGTCGACTTTCAAACGCGAAAGAGGTTCGTTTACGGACTGGACTTCTCAGGGTTTGATGCCTCGCTTAGCGAGAAAATCATCCGTGACGCGTTTAGTATCCTCAGGTCACACTTGGAGCTTGATGAAACATGGGATGCTTACTGGCAAAACATGGTTCACAACTTCATTCACACTCGCATCATCCTACCAGATGGATCGATTTGGCAAGTACACCGTGGCGTACCGTCCGGCTCTGCTTTCACTTCGCTGGTGGATAGCGTCTGCAACCTGATAATCATCAACTACATCTGGATTAAGCTCTCTGGTAGAGCGCCCAGGAGCACAGAAGTGTGCGTACTTGGTGATGACAGTATTGTAGCGTCAAACCTGTTCTTGGAGATATCTGAGATTCAGGATGCTGCAAGCGATCTTGGTATGATCGTAAGCATCGAAAAGTCTCTGAGAGTGAGACTTGGAGAGAGTGTTCCTTTCCTGGGCCACAACTGGAAGTGTGGAAGACCACACCGTCCATTGCGTGAAGTAGCCATTAGGCTCGCTTTCCCAGAGCGGTTCACAAAACTACTTCGAGATCCACGATTTTCACTGTATCGCCGATTCTCAATGGCTGGTGACAGCGTGGAGGCAATGCAACTCTTTTATGAGTTGGAGCCGTGGTTCAGTCGAGACCTTGAACAAATCATACTGGATTCAGCCTA